CACAGAAGCGACTGATGCAGGCGGCAGCGCACTCCCGGTCGTTCGCAAAGAAGGCCGGCGTCCCTATGTCCGTCGCAAAGAAGTTCGTGCGGGCGGACAAGGCGAAGGCAGCCAAGCGCCGCGCCCGGTAGGCGAAACGCCCAGAAAGCGCGGTGGGCAAACGGTTTACACACAGGAATTGGCCGACGAGATCTGTCTGCGCCTGTCCAATGGCGAATCGCTCAACGCCATTTGTAAGACCACCGGCATGCCAGGCGAGGCAACCGTCAGGGACTGGCAGTTGAATGACCTGAACGGATTCGCCGCGAAGTACGCGCACGCGAGAATTGCACAAGCGCACCGTTGGGCTGAGGAGATCGTCACCCTGTCAGACATGACCCCCCCGCTTACCCCGGACGGTCGGTACGACTCTGGCGCCGTAGCTCACCAGCGCCTCATGGTCGATACGCGCAAGTGGTTGCTGTCAAAGGTGTTGCCCAAGGTGTATGGCGACCGCGTCAATCTGGACCACGCTGGCGAAATCACCCTGACCGTCATCACGGGCGTGCCAAGTGCCGATAAGTCTTGACTATAACCCTCGGCAGTGGCAGCGGGAATGTCACCTGAAGCGCAAGCGGTTCACCGTCCTAGCCCTGCACCGACGTGCTGGCAAGACGGAACTTGCCATCATGGAGCTTCTTGACAAGGCTCTGAAATGCAAGCAGCCGCTCGGGTTCTTCGTGTACATCGCTCCGTTCCTGCGCCAAGCCAAGGCCATCGCTTGGGCGCGTCTGAAGGACAAATTGCGCCCGATGCGCACGACTGGGGCCATCGACATCAACGAGGTGGATCTGGCCGTCGTGTTCAAACACAACGGCGCGACCATCCGCCTGTTCGGCGGCGACAACCCCGACGCCCTGCGCGGCGTCCGTCTCGACGGCTGCGTGATTGACGAGGTCGCCCAGATCAAGCCCGAGGTCTGGACCGACATCGTGCAGCCTGCCCTGTCCGACCGCAAGGGCTGGGCGATGTTCATTGGCACGCCATCCGGCATCAACCTGTTCAGCGAGCTTTTTTACCGATCCAACGGCCTCGAGGACTGGTGGTCTGCCCTCTATACCGTCGATGATACGGACGCCATCGACCGTGACGAGGTCAAGCGCCTGCGCCGCGACATGCCCGAAACGGCGTTCGCTCGTGAGTACCTGTGTGACTTCAGCGCCGCCGGCGACGACCAGCTCATCACCCTGTCCGACGCTGAGTCAGCGGCACGGAGACGATACTCAGACGGCGACATCATCGACTCCCCGCTGGTCGTTGGCGTTGACCCTGCCCGGTTCGGTGACGACCGCAGCGTGATCGTGCTGCGCCAAGGGCTCGTCGTGTTCGAGCCGCAGGTCTACCGTGGGATCGACAACATGAGCCTGGCCGGTCGGGTAGCCAACGTCATCGAGGAGCGCGACCCGGACGGCGTGTTCATCGACGTCGGCGGCGGTGCAGGCGTGATCGACCGCCTGCGCCAGTTGGGCTACGGGATCGTCGAGATCAACTTCGGCGGCAAGGCCAACAACCCCGGCCTGTTCGTCAACAAGCGCACCGAGATGTGGTGGACGATGCGCGAGTGGATGGAGCAGGGCGGCTCGATTCCCAACGACCCGTTCCTGAAGGCCGAACTCGCCACCCCCACGTATTCGTACGACTCCAACGGCAGACGGGTGCTCGAGTCCAAAGACGAGATCAAGCGCCGGCTACAGGGTGGGGCGAGCCCGGACATCGCCGACGCGCTGGCTCTGACGTTCGCGTTCCCCGTGGGCAAGCAACTCCCACGCGAGGTGCGCGACCGCATCGACACTCGACCAGGCGACTACGACCCATACGAGGGCATGGAATGATCCGACTAGCAACACGCGATGACGTTCCTGCGCTGCTGATGATGGGCAGGCAATTCATCCAGTTCAGCGAGTACAGGTCGATCAACGACCATCTGACCGACGAGCAACTAGCGAACGGTATAAGCGCGGTCATCGACTGTGGAGTTTCGTTCGTTGCGCTCAACGGCGAGCAAATCATCGGCGTCATCCTTGGAATGGTCGGGCCGCTGTGGTTTGCCACGCACATCCAGACCGCGGTTGAGCTCGCCTGGTGGGTCGATCCTGCGTACCGTGGGATGGCCGGAATCAGGCTCATGCAGGCGTTCGAGAATGAGGCCAAGCGCCGAGGACTCAAGTACGTGGCGATGAGCGATCTGGTGATGAATGGGCGAGATGAGACACCTGCCGCAAGAATCCTCGGCATCATGGGTTACACTCTGACCGAGCGGATGCATTCCAAGGAGATTTGACATGGCTTTATTCACGGCAATCGGTACGGCTCTCGGTGCTTCGGCAGCAGCAGCAGCAGCGACTGGCGCGGCTGTCGCAGGAGCAGCAGCAGCAGCTGGCGGTTTGGGTTATTCGATGTATGCCGGCGAACGTGCCGACAAGGCGCAGAAGCAGGCGCTCGGCGAACAGCGCCAGGCTCAACAACAGGCCGCCGCGCAGGCCGCATCGCAACAGCGCCGCAGTGCGCAGGCTATGGCAGCAGCCAACCGCCGGCAGCCCGACATGAGCAGAATCATGGCGGGAGCAGCAGAGGGCGCAGGCGGCGGACCGACCAGCACCATGCTGACCGGACCGACCGGCGTCAACCCGCAGGATCTGGCGCTCGGGCGCAGTTCACTCCTCGGAGGCTGACATGGCTGCGTTCGGCAACATCAGACCACCAGCCAGCGACCAAGGGACGGCAGATGCAGCCCGTCCGTGGCTGACTATTCCCAAGCAGCCAAGCGGTGGTAGTGGTGGATTATTTGGTAGTCAACCGCAAACAGAACAGCGTCCGTTGTTTTCGCTGATGAAGACCGAGGATCTTGTCAAGCTCAGCGCAGAGGACCGCGAGGCATATTTCGCCGACTTTGCCAAGTACGGAAACCCACTATCCGGATTGCGGTTGATGGGCGCACCGGGCGGAGGAATTATGGGTTCCCCGGGCGGTGGTTTTATGGGCATCGGACGATTGATGGGCGCTGCGCAATCGTCACTTGAGAACCAGCGGCAGGCATTGAACGATTTGCTATATCCACGCGCACCGGGCGGATTCCTACCACGGGCTGTTCAAGGTCAACGCACCCCTAACGCACCAGGCGCACGATGAGCGAATACACCAGCGACGCACAGTCATACCCAAGCGCACCGACCCGCGACAAGCTGTTCACGCGATGGGGGCAGCTCAAGTCTGAGCGTGCGTCGTGGCTCTCGCACTGGCAGGAGATCACCACCTACCTGCTACCACGCAACGGGCGCTACTTCCGCCAGGACCGAGACAAGGGCTGGCGCCGCCACAACAACATCTACGACAACACGGGCACCCGCGCACTGCGCACGCTCGGCGCTGGCATGATGGCGGGCGCCACGAGCCCAGCGCGGCAGTGGTTCAGGCTGGCAACCGCCGACCCGGAACTGAACTCCTACCAGCCCGTCAAGTTGTGGCTCGATGACGTGACGCGCCGCATGCAGCTCGTCTTCCAGAAGTCGAACACCTACCGCGCCCTGCACACGATGTACGAGGAACTCGGCGCGTTCGGTACGGCCACGAGCATCGTGCTGCCCGACTTCAAGAACGTCATCCACCACTACCCCGTCACGACTGGCGAGTTTTGCATCGCTACCGACGCGCAGGGCCGCGTTGACACGCTGTACCGCGAGTTCGAGATGACGGTCGCCGCGATGGTCAAGGAGTTCGGCTACAAGAACTGCTCCACGACCGTGCGCAACATGTGGGATCGAGGCACGCTAGACCAGTGGATTCCAGTCATCCACGCCATCGAACCGCGATCCGACCGCGACCACAAGAAGCGCGACAACAAGAACATGGCGTGGGGGTCGTGGTACTTCGAAGTCGGCGGCGAGGACGGCGTGTTCCTGCGCGAGAGTGGATTTGAGCAGTTCCCGGCTCTTGTCCCGCGCTGGGCTACCGCCGGCGGCGACATCTACGGCAACAGCCCGGGCATGGAGTCGCTTGGCGACATCAAGCAGCTACAGCACGAGCAGTTGCGCAAGGCGCAGGCCATCGACTACCAGACCAAGCCGCCGCTCCAGGTGCCCGTGTCGATGAAGAACCGCGACGTCGAGA